TTAAAGAAGAAGATATTAAAAAAGGCGTAAGTTCAGAATACACAATTCCAACTCGTGAAGAGTTTATTCAACACATAGAAGAAAAAAGACATTTGCCAAGACTTACTGGAAGATTAGATTGGACAGAAAAAAATAGACCGTCTTTAGGCAAGTTTCAATCTCAATTATGCGAGCAAATGGAACATTTAGCTATTTATATCAAAGAATTACACGAAGAGAATAAATATTTAAAAAAATTAATTACGCATTCAGAAAAATGATAATTTTAACTTCTTTCACCGATTCTGGGTCGCCTAAAACAGGGCTAACGCCTATAATACGAATAAGAAATGCCAGTAATGGTGCATTGATTATTACAGATGAGGAAATGGTAGAAATAGGGGATGGGAGTTATACTTATAATTTTATTAGTTATGATAAAGATATTAGTTATTCAATCCGATGTGATGGTAGGGGTACTCTTAGTCTTTCAGATAGATATACATTTGCAGGAAATGAGTCTTTTGTTGAGGATATTGAAAAAATTGTTTTAGACTCGGAAACAAATATAAGAGGTGGAAGCGATACTTTAGATACACTTTCAGATCAAGTAGATACTGTACAAGCTGATTTGGATAACCCCGATCAATATAAGGCGGATGTATCTAGTATAGCCTCTGATGTATGGGATAAGAATTTAACAGATCATATGACTTCGGGAAGTTTTGGAGAAGCATTCAGTTTAGTTTTGGGGCTTTCTCAAAATAATATGCGAATGACTAATCAAGTGTATAATTCAGCACAGCAATTACTGACTGCTATAATTAAGATCTATAGAAATGCGGAGGACTTGGAAGCAGACGAAAATAACATAGCTGAATACACAGTAACTGCAGCCTATAATTCAGATCATAACTTAAATTCTTATAAATTAGTAAAAGTTTAAAAATGACCGCACTAGCCTTATCAACAAAAGGAATTATTGCACCAAGCACAGAGGTGATATATAATGTAATTGATTATGGTGCTATGCTAACACTTGACAATCAGGAAGTATTTATTGAGGTGGATATGGACAATGAGTTGAGTATATTTGCCGAAATTAATGAAATAGATGTATTTATGAATATAGAAGTAGAAATTTCTGACACAAACGATATTATTTCTTTATCAAATGAGTAACGCAAGGCTTACAATAAAAAAAGGGTTTATAACAGGATTTACAGCTACGATAAAAAATTCAGAGACATCTGAAGTGGTTGATTTAACTCCATATGATTCAGTGTATTTTGTGATGAAACAAACGGGATGCGAGGGTGTAAAAGTAAATGCTGTGGCAAATTTTGTCGGAGAAAAAACTACAGGACAGGTTACTTATGATTTTAAAGCAGTTGATGTAGATACCGCAGGAACGTATAAATCCTACTTTTATTTATTAGTGAGTGGGGTAAAGAAATTGTCTTCACCAGTAAGGCATTTCGATGTCGAAATAGTTGATGATCTTTTATAATATGAGTTGTAAAACTGTTTATGCAAATTCGGAGTTTATAACCAATACTGCAAGTTTAGGTATTGATTTTTCTGATATTGATTCAAATTATGTTCAAATATTGGCTGAGGTAGCTACAGAAATGGTAGATAGATATTGTGATCGAGGTTTTGGTCCAGCGTCGGGCATTGAGGAGAAAAGAGAAGGATGTTTACAGTATGATGGAAGGTATTTCTTTTATACAAAACGAAAACCAATTAGTGAAATAGAATCGATTACTCTTAATTATACTGGAAGTAATACGGTAATAGAGTTAGAAATTGATTATTTGAATACATTTTTAAATAGGGGTTATGCGTACTATGATAGGGCTTTAGGAGTGGATGAAGTTTTGAGAAGTGAATATCAGACAGGATTTTATTATACAATTCAGTATACAACAGATGAGGAAGTTCCTTCCTCCATCCAATATGCTACTGCGATGATAGTTGGAAATATGTTAAAAGCTCAGTCGTTAAAAAATAGTACTGGAATTTCAACAGGAATAGATGATGGGGCAAAAATAAGTAGTTATAAGTCAATGAGTCTTACGGTCGGTTTTCAGTCATCTAATTTGTATGACAAGGAAACAGGGGCAATTTTGACTGCATCAGTAAGAGCTATTTTGGACAGCTATAAACATTGTGGACAGTCCGAAAAATAACCTAACAGTTTACATAGGACACGTCTTTTGCTACTTTCCAAGAATAATATTAATTGTTGATCTATATGTTTGGGTGGTTTATACTATTTTTAGTTTTTTATTACTTTTTCAAAAATTATGAAGATTGTAGCAATGTTAAAAGAAGTTTGTAAAACATTTTCCGGTAATACAATTAAGTCTAATGTTGGAGGTATTTTAAAAGAAGTTTTAGTTAAAGATGTACTTGTTGAAAGTTTGGGAGCATTTGGAGCACCACGACCAAATAAATCAGGAGTTTCTGGAATAGAAATGATAAAGGCATTTGACTTAGGAGCAAAGATATATAATTCAAAAGATGAAGTTGAATTGAATAATGACCAGTTTGATTTTGTTAAAAAAGCCGTAATAGATTATCCAATATATTCAGCAATTATTACGGGATATGTTTTGAAGGTTTTAGATAGTGCAACAGATGTAATTGAAAAATCTAAACTTCCAAAAGAAACTGGTACAAAGTAAAAAAGATTACAATTTATAACGCATTATAAGTATGGGATTAATTGGAAGTAATAAAACAATGAGTGTTCAAAGACTTACTGCAGGAGCATATGTAGCTCATTTGGCAGATATATCAATGAGGTATGAACCTATTCCTCCAAAAGATCCAAAAACATATGTAACAAAGGCAACGCACTGTATTTTTGCAGTAATGGTAGAACAGATTGATATAAAATCTTCTGATAGAATTTTAGTAGATAGCCGTACATTTGCAGTAGCAGGAGTAGCAAAATTAGATGATTTAGCAGGAGCTCACATGGAGATTTTAATGCGGGAGGTGGGTAGTGCAAACTTCCATGAAACAATTAAGATAAAGAGACTTTCAGATACACAGGAAAATTATGACCCAATTTTTATGGAATGGGGTGCAGGAACAAAAACGTATGATGAAACTTCGGTTTCAGTATTAATGGATCAAGCCCAAGATGCAAAAGTCAAATTTAAGTTACTAGATGAGGCAGGAAAGTTTAATGATATTCAGTATCTTATGACGGTAGATTTACCGACAGAAATTACAACAGATGATCGAATTGAATACGGAGGTAATTTATATAGAGTAGAGTGGGTAGAAAATTTAGTTTGGGAAAAACTTGTTGGATTAAAGTCAGATATGGATAATGCACCTACTTCACTGTAATAAAATGGATAATATTAAATATGTTAAAAAGCTTAGGTCAAAGCAAAAGTATAAAAATTTTAGAGAATTAGCAACATGGTTTGGATCTTTGGAATCAGAGGTAGAAAATTTTAGAAGAGTGTCTATGCATCAAGTTGGTGTATTTCTAAAAAATCGTATAAAAAGTAAGTATGGAGTAAAACAGCCGTGGTGGCCCCCTTCAAAGACAAATAAAAGTACGCCACTGTTTCAGACTGGAACATTAAGAAAAGGAGTTTCATTTAGATCCTCGGCAGCAGGCGTTTTAGTATTTATGAAGGGTACACACACTCCTAGTGGAATGTCTAATGAAGATATGGCTACGATACATGAGTATGGTACAATGAATGCAGGAAGGGGTGGTAATACTCGAATACCCGCAAGACCAATATGGGTGATAGTAGAAAAGATTGATATACCAAAGATAGAAAAGCTTATTGAAAACACTTTAGCTACAATTTTGAATTAGTATGGCTTATGATTATTCAGATGATAGGGAAGTATCTAATTACCGCGAGACTCCGGTAATGGATTATTCTGTCCCGTTTAAGACAGTATCAGTCGATCAGGTTATTGAAATGATGGATAGGACTTGGGTAATGTATTTTCGTTCCGCTTCGGGAATGGGAGACGTTCAAGTTTTACCTGCATATCCTGATGACACAAGGAAAATGAGATTTCCTTGTCTGGTAATGTCTCAAGTGGGAGAGGCACGATGGACTCTTGGTAAGTGTGATGGCTACTATGGAGTTATATCGGGCGAAACTTCATCCACTTTGCATGAGATTAGAGGTTATCGATACAAGGCCATGTATCAGTTTGATTTGTACACTCGTACCATTAAAGATCAAACTAAGTATGAGGCATTGATAGCGACCCACCTTCGAAAGGGAGGCGTAGCACGACCTTATAGCTCAGTAGGAATTAGTGAGATACCAATTAATGATTATTCTGAGTATCCAACAGTAACTGCTACTGAATTACGGATGCGTTTCAGGGCTTATGAAGACGTTGATTCATCAAGAATACCTAAGGCTTTTGATCAGCAACTTCATCAGACCTCATTACGAGTTTCATTTTGGTCCGACATTGTTAAAAACAATGAAGAGGATAGAGTACTGACTATTAAGCCAGACATTACTCTATCAAATGTTTAGTTTTAAGATTTTAATTTTGGTATGCTATGAGTAACTTAACAGTACCACGAGTAGATATATCTGAGACTGTCGCACAACTAGCAACACCTCAAACTAATTCAATAGTAATTGGTTTGATTGGTCGTTCTAATTTGGCAACGGTTAGTGGTGTAACTACTTCAGCAAATAAAGTATACCGTGTAACATCCGTAGCACAAGCCTATGCTTACTTTGGTTCTAACCCAGCCAACGGAAGAGGTTTGTTAAAGTTAATTGAAGCAGCATTCAATGAAGGAGCTTCTGAGATTAAGGCAGTATCAATCGGTACTCCTACCCTTGGAAATTGCTCTTTGGTCGCTTCAGGAATATCCGCAGGAGCTTCAACGCTCCCAGTTTCGCTAGGCGAAGGCTCAGACTTCGTAGAAGATGATGTAGTTTATGTAGGAACAGGACAGCGTTATAAGTATGAAGAAAAACGCACAGTTTCATCGGTTGATGGAGATGTTCTCACCCTTTCAGAAGCTTTCGAATTTGCTCATTACGCAAACGAAAAGGTTCAGGTAGTTACGGCTCCTGTATCGACAGATTATACATTAGCAATTGCAGCCATAGAGGCTGACGATGATGTTATAATGTGTGCAAATGAAACGAATGATGATGACACCGCAGTAGCGATGATAACTATGTGTGATAACGCAACAGCAAACAATGATGCACCAAGAATTTATATTCGCGGTTTTGATCACGATGTTATAGAGGCACAGGCAATCTCAAAAGCTACCGCCCATAATGATGATCGTGCTGTTTGTGTTTTTCCTGCTTTGAAAAACTATGATGGTAAGACTGTAACAGGTGGAGAAGTAGCAGCCTCAATCGCTGGAGCTGTTGCAGGAAACGGTGTTCCAAAGCTTAATCACAACTTTACGGAATTAAACGGTTATGGTGGAGTTTATAGTGCAATTTCTGATTATGATGCTTTAATCGCCGCAGGAGTTTCTCCTATTGAATTAAAGTATAGTAGTATTCATTTAGTTCGATTCATTACGACTTGGATTACAGAAAATGATATTACTGATACTACTTGGCAAGAGGCAGCAGTTCGTATAAATGTAGATTACATTGAGCGAACAGTAAAACGTCGCCTAAGAACAAAATTTCTTCAAAAAGGAAACACAGCAACGACGAGAGAAGCAATACGTCAGGAAGTTATATCCGCCCTTAAAGAGTTTGTTGCGAAAGAAATTATTATAGCAGATGAGACCTTTAACGTACCTGCTTTCAAAGACCCAGTTGTCAGAACGGCAACAGATGACAGCACAGCTGTTGAAGTAGATGTGGAGATTGCACCAGGTAAGCCCCTCAACTTCATTCGGTTGAATTTTAAACTCTATTTATAGTTCTTAATTAGTTTATGCTATGGCTACACAACCAGATTATCAAGATGCTCTGAACATCAATGATGGTAAGATTGTCGTAGATGGAGAACAATGGGGTTCTGTTACAGGTCTTACAGTAGATGGACGTAGACCAGAAGACTTCATAAACGTAATTGGAGGTCAACTCCGAAGACGTAGACCTGAAGAAACTGAATGGTCAGTAGATTCCGCAGTTATGTATGATAACATTGCAGGATTGAAAGCGTTAAAAAACAAACTGTTTGATATAGTAATAATTGTTACAAACCCCAATGATGATGCTCCTAACGATAATATATCCCAGACACTCACAGTTCGAGGCTGTCGTATCTCAGATGAGAATATCAGCCTATCAGATGGCTCAACGTTCAGAATGAGCGGAAAAGCTAAAGAGTGGACAATTGAACCAGGACATTAAATGTAAAAATCGAGAGGGAGTAATTTATTTGCTCCCTTTCTTTTTGTATAGTATTATGTTTTTAGAAGCGAATTACTAACTATGAAAACTATGGAAAATAAAGAATTTACGTTTGATGATCTAAAAGAGATTAAAAAAGGGACAGACTCTTTTTTTGTATATAATTATCCGAGGACAGAACAGAGTATAGGAATTAGAGTATTATCTCAAAACGAGATGATGAAGTGTATTTCAACAGGAAGAAAAAAATGTGAATCAGAAATGTATAAACCAGTAGCCTCTGACTTTGATGATTATCAAACCAGAGAAATTTTGTATAAAACAGTAGTTTTAGCCTCTGATGGTAGGACACCATTTTTTCCATCACCAGAAAAGGCGGGGGATGAAGATATAGTTGTACTCTCAAAACTTTTGGAGTTTTATCAAGAAGTTCAAGAAAAGACAAATCCTACTATGACTATTGAAACTGAGGCAGAGTTTAACACGCTTATTGAAGCTGTAAAAAAAAATTCTCCGCTTGGGATGTCTTTAAGTACCGATACACTGAGAAAGCTATTGCTTTTTTTGGCAGAGAGGTATCAGCCATCACAGAAGGACAGTGGTTTTTCCTCTTCGTTCTCGAACGAGAATCAAAAATTACAGAAGCAAACGCCCTCAAAAGAGTTAGAGCAAACGCAGCCAAAAACAAAAGTGGAAACAAGTATAAAGGCAAAAAATTCGTAGACCCAAATTGGGAGAAGAAGAAGGAGAAATTTTTGAAGGGTAAAATGCCAAAGAATATGCAGGAAGCAATTAGACAATTATCCTCTGTAAAATGAAACGTGTAGGTATTCAGTTTAATTGGGATACAAAAGTCCAGCAACTCAAAACTGTTAGGAATGAATTGTTGAGGTTAAGTGAGACTCAAGAAAAGCTTTCTAGAAAAGCTGGATCATTAGGAAAAACATTAAACACAGCAATAGGATCAACTGTAGCAGCAAAAGCTAAAAGACTTTCTGATACTTTCTCGCGGAAAGATTTTTTTGGACTAAAAAATGCAAATATCTTCAATAAAGCTTTAAAGAATACAGGCACACAGCTTACAGGATTAGTTAGATTGGCGGGAAGAGCAGGTACAGCATTAGCGGGTATTTTTGGAATATCAGGAATTGGTGGGGCATATATGATAAAAAGAAGTTTATCAGAAGTAGCAAGTTTTAATAAACAGCTTACTTTAATGATGAATACCCTATTGCCTGGAACAGGAAAAATTCAGCAACAGGTTTCCTCATATATGAAGACAGAAATTGAACAAATGAGTGTAAGAACTGGAAAAGATGTAGAAGAGTTGTCAAATTCAATAAATCAAATGTTTTCAGCAGGCGGAGGTTTAACGCCAGATAAAGGATTAGCAACAACAGACCCAGCAGCGTACTATGCAAAATTGAAAGAGGTTTTGCAAATTCAACAGTTGCTTACAGAACAAGCAAACGCAACAGATACAGCAGTAGAAGATATGCAAGGATCTTATATATCTTTTGCTAATTCATTTGGATTGGAAACAGGTAAACTGACAACAGCTAGGTATGCAATGGAGTATTTTAATGCTGCATTAGATAATGGTATTGGTTGGATGAAGGATTACTCTCAACAGTTTGTAAAATTTTCCTCATACGCAAAACTTGCAGGGGCAACACCTGAGGAATCAGGAGCAGTATTTCTTCGTATGACAAAAACCATGACCCCAGCTATGGCAGCGTTTACGACAACTTCATTTTTAAGAACAGTAGCACAGTTACAGAAGAAGTCGGGAAATATGTCAAATTTGATAGCAAGAAGTATTGCTTCCTCTATGGGAGAGGGGTTAGATCAAAAAGACTATACGGCAAATATACAAAACTTATTATCAGGTCAAACTGGGTATAGTAAATTGAAGTTTGGAGAAAATGCTAAAATGGATTTAGAAGAAATAAAACAAATGTCAGATTATTTAGATAAAGGTAAGTGGAGTAATATGATATTTGATAAGGATAAAAACAGGCGACCTTTTGAGGAAGTGTTAAAGACGTATGTAGGTATGTTTGAGGGGGCAGGAGGTATGAATGATGTTCAACTTGGTGCATTACAAACAGGTTTAGGAATGGATGTAAACACCCTAAAAGCATTAAGTCAATTATCAGGTCAAGGATTAGATGATTTTAAGGATATCTACAAAGCCATGATGGAGGCAAAAGAAGTAAAGGTACTAAACGGAATGTTTGAAGATGGTACTTTGACCCTAGAAGAATACAATGCTGAATATGAAAAAATGTCAGTAGCTTTCGCAAAAGGACAAACATATTATGCAAGTTTTGAAGGAGCATGGTCAAGAGTTGGGCAAAGACTTAAACAAGTATCAAGAACTATCGGAGATGCCTTTGTTCCTGCATTTATGTCAGTATCAAAAGTATTGGAGAGTAACACTATGTCAGCAAAAGAAATGGACAAAGTTCTTCAAACAGGATTTAGAGAGACAGCAGATAAATTGGATGAAATTATTCCTGGGTTAGGGGAAATAGGGATAATAGTAGGAGAAATTGCTAGAGGTTTTGCTTCCCCAGAAGGAAAGAAGTTTTTAGGAGATATGATAAAAGCATTTGTACAAATTTTGAGTTTTGGTTCAAAAATTGTGGTAATGCTCGCAAAGGGACTTCAAACACTCCAACCATTACTAGAAGGAGTATTAGCCTTTTTTACGAAACATCCTGTAGCGATTCCATTCGCACTTGTAGGAATGAATGTAGCTTCTGTAGCTGTTCAAACAATGGTTTCAGCAGCCTTATTAAAATCTTTTGGACTAGCCTCTTTGCCCGCAGCAGGAGGAGCAGGTATGGTAGGAGCAGCAGGTATGGTAGGAGCAGGTGGATCACTTCTTTCTATGTTAGCAGGAGGAGGAGGTTCACTAGCATTACTTACAGCATTGATATTAGCAAATGAAGAAAATATGGTTAAAAAAGCTCAAGTATTAATGCAGGGAGATATACCACTAAAAGATCGAAAACTATTTACGTCAGGAGAGACTATTCTGACTGGGGCATCTGTTAGGGGTTCTAATGATCGGTTTGGAGGCAAATTTTCGCCAGAATTAGAGGCAGCCTCAGGAGGGGTAGCAACAGGAATTGGTGGATGGTTAAATAAGGAACTGGGAACAGAGGGATCTTTTTTTGGTGTAGGAACTGATACAAAAACAGGAAGAGCTTTGACTTTGGCAGTAATGGAGAAGAATAAAAGTAGATTAGAGGGAATGGTAAAAGGAGGTTCATGGGGTGATGCGCAAAACGCACTGATTGCAGGGGTTAGTAATTTAACATCAGCAGATATAGAAGGAGTAATTGCAGGAACAGAGGATAAAGAAGTTAAAAGTACATTAAGACAATTAATGTCTCATCAGGGTATGACAAGAAAAAAAGGAATGAGTGAAATGTTAATGAGTTTAGCATTAGGAGATAATGGAGCAGAATTTTTAGTAACTGGTGGGGTACAAAGATCAGGTCAAACATTCGTAAATATGATGGATAATGGGGCAAGGGCACAATATACGGAACAATTAGAAAGTTTAGCGGGGAAAGGTTTAATTTCCAGAGAAACAGACTATATACCATTAATGAATGCAGCCTTTGGTTCTGATAAAGATAGAACAGCCGCAAGAGGGGATATTGGAGCATTGTTAATGAATTCAGGTATATCTGAGGAGGTAGCTGATGCTATAATGGAGACATCATTGATGGGCAAGAAAGATTTAGTAGGACAAATGTTATCCCGAGAAGGGGTAGGTGATGATGTTCAGCAAGCAATTATGAAAGCCTTATATGGACAGTCATTTGAGTCAATGTTTGGTGATTCTATGATAGGAAAACTTTTAGGTTTTGAGGAAAAAAAGACAGAAGAAGATAAGCAAAAGGATGCGTGGAAAGAATTGTTTGAGTCAATAAATATAGAAAATGATGTTACAGTAAACTTTGATTCACCATTAATTGTAAATGATGAAGGAAAGGTAAAACAAAGCATAAGTATGAACCCATCAGAAAAAGGAACTCCCGCAAAAGCAATGGGAATATCAGATTATTTATCATCTTTATTTGGACGCTAGTTTATGACAGATATAACTTACGAACTTAAAAGGCAAAGATATTTAGAAGATCTACGAAGAAGTTCTTCTTCAAAATCATATAAATCTGTTTTGAAAAAGTTAGAAATTGAGGCACAGACAAATGTTAGTAAATTTTCTGCTCCTTATGATAAAGAAGCTTTGACAAAAGCTCAGCTATCTATTGTAGAAAAAACATGGTTTACATGGAAAGATTTTGAATTTCCAGTATCCGTTTTAGAGTTTGAATACTCATCAGATGCAAAAGTTGCAACATATGAATATGCAATGAGAGACGGAGCGGAACATGAGAGAGTAGGTAATTATAAAGTATTTAAAATTTCAGGAATATTTGTTTCAGACTTTGATAGAAACATGAACTCAGGAAATGGAAATACTTTTACAAATGATTTTGATGCGTTAGGTTTTGTTAAAAAACTTAAAGAAACGGATGATAATACCCCAGGAGTTTTTAAGCATAAAGATTTTGGAGAATTTAATTGTATATTAAAGAGTTTACGCATTCGTCAAACGGGAGAAGACCAACAGTATGTTTTTGGACAAATAAAACCAAGTTATAAGTTTAATTGTGAATTTTGGGAACACACTCCAAACACATCGGAAACGCTGAAAGATTTAACATCCACTATTCTACCCGCCCCATTAGTAAAACCCTCTAGCAACGATTATTTATCTGATACAACCATTACGGAGGCAGACTATAAGGACTTTCAAAGTCTATTTTATGCAATAAAGGCAGGAAAGTTTGGGGATGAAGGGCCTTCGACAACAAATCCTCTTTGGACTCAATTATATGTAGATGGTTCGCCTACTGAAATTCAGGTAGATGCCTTTGCCGCATGGGTTTTATATAATCGAGTTGTGGAAGGAACAATACGTCCTGGAAAAGATGAGCCGACGTGGACTGCTTTATATGAAGACGATCAACCCTCCGAAGTTCAGAAATTTATTTGGGTAGTTTGGAATGGAGAGATAAATAATGGATTATTAATAACAAATGGGGAAAAATGGTATCAGGTAAAAGCGGGGGATGATCCAGTAGTCATAGCAAAGAATTTTAATATTAGTTTAGAATCTTTATGGCAGGCAAATAGAGGAGTAAAAGTAAGAAGTACTCCTCATTCACCAGCAGCACCTTCTGTAGGAGGGGGTCAAATAATTCAGGATACAATACCTACGTGGGAATCTTATCGAAAAAAAATTGGAACTGGAAATATTACAGGATGGTATCCTCAATATAATAGGGCAAGGCAAGCAGATGGAAGCTATAAATATTCAGGAGGAAAACATTTTGGAATTGATATTGATGGTGCCGTTGGAGATGTAATATATCCGCTATTTCCTGGAAAAATAATTTATGCAAGATTTAATAGTGCAAAAATTTTTGGTTTGTTAATAGTAATTCAAAGTATTTTTAATGGACAAGAGTATCGTACATATTATGGGCATCTTTCTGATATTTGGGGAGGAGAGAGTGATCCAGTAAATCATATTTATAAAGCAGAAGGAGGAACAGCAATAACTACTAGAGAAATTGGAAAAATGGGTTCATCAGGAGTTTGTATAAGTGGAGGTGTTAGATATGAAAGATCTTGGGAGAGAAGAGGAGAAGAGCCGGGTAGTCATTTACATCTTGGAGTAAGAACATTCCCTGAAGCTCAATGGAAACATCCTATAAATATGTCGTCATTATTATCAGGAGTTAGCGTAGGCGTTACTGAGACAATTGTTCCAAATTCAACTATTTTAGGAAATGGTTCAGAAGGTCTTTACTGGAAGACAATGATGAATTTATATCCTGGAGATAAAATACTACTTCCCTAATTATGACATCGCCCTATCCTTCAATAAATCCGTTAGTAATAAAACTCGGTGGTATAGAGTTTCTTCAATATACGGGTTTTACAATTAGAAGGACTTTAGGAAGTTTTGTTGATACGTTTAGTTTATCTTGTAGCAATCCTGCGGGAAGATATAGTAGAGAAGTTTATACAGGAATGTCTTTTCAAGCATATTTTAAAGGAGTAGAAATTTTGAGGGGATTGATTGAGGGTAAAAGTTCAAAATCGGGAAGGGTTGGAAGTTCAATAGTATTCACAGGCAGAGAAGAGTTAGTGGATATGACAGAAACGGATGTTGATCCTTCAATAGGTCCGTTTGAAAATGTAACTGATAATAGAATAATAGAAAGTTTGATAGACGGCTTTTCATGGGAAACGGATTTTGAAGAAGCAAAGTCAATTGTAAAATATGATATTTCGCCTGGAAGCTCGCGCAAGGGTCAAATTATTGTAGATATTACAAGAAGAAATAATTTTTATGTTTGGAAAAAAGGAGTAACATTATATAAGAAAAAATTGCCAGAGTCGGGCGGAGACATAGCGGATACATTTGAATTTTCAGTAGGTTTAAATTCCAGAGGAAAATGGACGAATAAAGTAATAAGTTTTAATGTTACTGAAAATGTTTCAAGTGCTAAGAGTAAATTGATTGGTTCAGGATATGAAGAAGGAAAACCAAAAGAAGGGACAACAGTAGTAGTTGAAAATGAAACTATTAGTGAAGGAAAGTATCATACAGTGGTTAGAAATTTACTTAGCCCAACGACTACCAGACCTTTGACTAGAGTTCATTATGCTTCTCTTCCGACCACGGATGAAGTATCGACAAATACATTAGTAGAGAGGGCAATAAAAGAAATGAATATTGTAGGGTATATAAATATTGTTTTAGCAGGTTTTCATGGATTTAATTTAACTGACACGGTTTTAGTGGATGCAGAATCAGAAGGAATTTATAATACTTTTTATGTATCGACAGTTGAATATCACTTTGAAAACAGTAATAAGCGTACTACGCATTTGACTTTAGTTCCAATTGGTTATTTACCTATTTAAAAATGTTTGTAGAGTATTGTAAAGTAATTTCGGTTGAAACAGACCCAGCAGCAGGTGGTCAATTAATTACGGCTACAGGACAAATTTCAACGAAAAATTATGTAAAAGCAGAGTTGATGTCATTAAGAGGGGTAACAGCAATACCCAGACAAGGAGATTATGTTTTAATGCTTACAGTAAATACAAATCAGTATTTATGCCTTGGAATAGTTGAGCAAGCTGATTTAGGATTAAATGAAGGAGAAGTTTTTCTCCACTCCCAAACAGTAAAAGAAACGGGTCAGTTAAAAGAATATATACAACGTACTGAAATAAAGATAAACGAAGACTATGAAATTTTACTGAAAACGATAAATGAGGATAAGGAGGAAGTAACAAAAATGCACTTGAAACAGAATGGTGATATTGAAATAAATATTAAAGGAAATTTAGTAATTAATGCACCTCTTGGAGAAGCTACAATTAATGCTACAAAAGTCAACCTTCCTTAGTTTTTATTGTTTTGACCCTATTTTTAGTTTACAATATGAAAAAAGTCGTAAGAATTGGAGATACTGCTACAGGACATACTGATATACTTGGAAATTTAATTCCAGGCACCGTTACTACAGGATCAGGAATGACATTTTCAGGGGGAATAGAAGTGGCAAGAAATGGAAGTTCAGTATTCTTTCCATCCCATCCCCATCAGATAGTAGAGGGAAGTCCAACCGATTATCAGGAGCATACTGTACCAATAACAGCATCGGGTAAACATGAATCAGCAGGTAAGAAGTTAGCTTTAGATGGTGATTTAGTTCCAGTAGAAGATATAGCAGGACCGAATGCAAATTTAGTAGCTTCAACAGATAATGTACTATCAGGATAAACTATATATACTATGTCAGATTTATATCAAACAATTAGGACAAAAAATTTAATAGATAAAGAATTGCAAAATGGGCAAGGGTATTATTTGGCAGATGATAGTAATGATATGAGAAGGGTCGGAGATGAGTTTTCAATTATTCAGGCAGTACAAAATAGGGTTTTATCTGAAAGAGGTTCATGGGTATATGATGATGAATATGGATCAACTTTATATAGTTATTTGCGTAGCGGTAAAAAACTTACAGCAGCAATTTTATTTGAAATTGTATCTTTGGCAGTACATCCAATGATTAGGGATGGAAGAGTAACTTCTGTAGATGAAGTTAGACTATTAAAAGTGGATGGTACAACAGCAACTTTTGAAATTATAGTAACTCTTGGAAATCAAGAGATAACTCAGACTTATTCTATTAATTACATCTAGTTATGGCTCTAGTAAATTCCAAATCTATTGATGATCTAATCGACCTGCAGTTAGCAAAGTGGGTTGAACTTGAACCGAATATAAATATCAATTCGGATAGTATGGTGTATATGGATGCAGTTGTTATGGCTGAATTAATGTACACGATGCAACAAGATATTATTACGATGACCAATAATGCATTTTTAGCCTATGCAACGGGGGATGAATTATCAAACTTGGGAGCAGATAGGGGTATTTCGAGAAATGCAGCAGTTAAAGCCACAGGAGTTTTGGAATTTGGAAGAGCAGTAAAGGCAGCAGCAAATTATACTGTTCCATCAGGAACAAAAGTAGCCACACAGGCAGGAGGTGATGGTACTTATATATCTTTTAAAACCATAGAAGAGAAAACTTTATATGGAATAGTATCAGCACCAGAAAACTTGACTGGAATAGAGGGTACAAGTGGGGTTTTGAAAGCGGGTGTAAAGTATAATTATAAAGTTACAGCAGTAGATGGGAATAGTGTAGAAACATCTCCATCAGCAATTTTTAGTATTACGTTAGCGTCAGGAATAGATAATAAATCAATAGATTTTACATGGGCAGCATCCGTTAGGGCAACAAAGTATAATATATATGTTTCCTCTGGTGAAGAAGATGTAGCATACCTAGATGAGAGTACAACTCCCTATTATTCTGATTTGCAAGGGGTTGCCTCAGTTAGTGGACAAGAGCCGCCAAGTTCAAACGCAACGGGAGCAATCGCTGTAAATATTAATGCAGAAGCACTTGCTTTAGGAGCAGCGGGAAATGTTTCAGCGGTAACGGTTACTCAACTTTTGGAAAGACCTACGGGAATTGAATATGTTACAAATCCATCAGGTTTTTCAGGAGGTTCTGACGAAGAAGATGATGTAGCATACAGAGCAAGAACTAGAGAGGAATTAGCGACAAATACAGGAAAAACAACAGATGCAGGAATGACTGCCATAGCCCGTTCAGTTGCAGGGGTAGGAAGTGCCTCTGTTTATCTTCCGTATCCATCTGGACAACGCAATGAAGTTTGGGTATATATAACAGCCTCAGAAGGGGGTTTACCCTCTGACACTCTTGTAACTTCCGTTCAGACTACTATGGACTTAGAAGAAAATCATGCACCTACGGTAAATATTACTGTTAAAAAACCATCAGTAATTCCTGTAAATGTAGCAGCTAATATTATTGAATATACAGCAGATGCAGACGAAACAGTGGTTCAAACAGATATTGAAACTAATTTAGAAACATATATAGAATCAGTTCCAATTGGAGATAAAGTAAGAGTTAAAGATATTGAAAATTCTATCCATGATACTCCAGGAGTAAAAGACTTTGCAGTCTCAGTTCCAGCAGCCAATATCGAATTAGACGATTATGAAATGGCAGTTAAAGGAGTATTTATTATAATTTAGTATGCCTAATACGTTTTCTCACATACAGAAAAGATACCCAAAAGGTCTACGCAAAGATGCGGAGCAGACAAACTATAGCGATGATATGATGGAAGCAGACATATATGGCGATTTTCCTATAGACTTTAGTTCATATAGTTTGACGTATAAGTATGGTCTATTAAGAACGTTTATTTATGATACCTTCGCATTTAGAATGAGAATGGCAGCATTAGGGCTTTTTGTTCAAACTGCCGACGAAGATGCAATAGCAGAATGGGAGGATTTTTTGGAATTATCAGTTAGTACCACTTTAAACATTTGGAGAAGAAGAGGAAATATTCAGGCAAAAACAGCAGGAACAGCAGCAACAAAAGCGGTTATACGAGAGATAGTTTTAGGTTTAGTAGGAGGAGATGGTTCAAATATAGTATTTTATGATAGGTATAATGATGCTAGTCCTTCGGAACTTGATCTTTGGACTTATGAAATTAGAATTACAAATCCAACGACTAATCCATTTTCAGCATCAGAAATTTTTGACAAAGTAGGAAAGGTTCAACCTGCCCACGTAAATTTAGTTTTAGTTGTAGAGTCTTTGACATCTGATACAATTGTAGTAGGAGATTCAGTAGTCAGCGGAATAAATTATGTAGGAAGATGGGGAAACACTGATGGTACGCCCGATGGTACAATATGGGGAAGTTTATCTTCGCCTTTATCCAACTTTATTTGGAAGTCTTAATAAATTTTTATGGAATCCACAATTGATGCAGGCGGGGAAGTGCTAATGATCCGTCGGGATAAAAATGGCAAAATACTCAGTAAAAGGAGATTCTTTAATATATCGACTACAATTTTGCGAGAAGAACTTGTTCAAAAAATGGCAGAAAGTGATGTAGCCTCTCAACAGCTAGGAAAAGTTAAATATGGGGGTGTTGGAACAGTCGCTACGGCTGAAACAGAAGCTGATACTCAACTGGGAAATGAAACACAGAGAGTAGTGCCTTCTGGTATAGTACAAACAGGAACAATATTAGAAGTTACTCTGACTTTTGGTGGATCTTGGACTGGTACAATTTATGAAGTAGGAATTTTTGGTGGGGTTTTGGCTACAAGTGTTATTGATACAGGAAGTCTTTATTTCCGTACAGCTATACCTGGCGGAGAAACGAAGCAAACAGCAGATGAAACAATATCTTTTGTTTGGACAATTAATTTAGCAGATGCTTAATCATTATTAACTACTATGCAAACATCCGATGTAACCGCAGGCGTAAGTTTTGTTCTTGCTACTGATTATAACAATTTAAGGAGAGACGCACGTGGTGCTAGTTTTTTACTTCCACGAGAAGCAGATACTCCAACAGATAAAGTGTATGTAGAAAATGGTACTGCGTGGGTATCAGAAACAACTTTTGTAAAATTTGCAGGAGGAAATTCCCCAGCAGTTATCACACCTACTGTAAACCCAAGAATTGATAATCTTTCGATGGATTCGTCAGGTATTTTGATTTTGACTGGTGGAACAGAGAATGCTTCGCCTGAAACTACGAAGGGTACAGTGCCTTATGGAAATGTACCTATTTGTGAAATTTATTGTAGGGTGGGAGGCGGTACTGTTTTAAATGCAGACGATAGTGTAAATCATTATATATATTCCGATATACGCCCATTTGTTTCAGCAAAGGATAAAACTCCAACATATGAAGAAGTTACTATTCAAAACACAACAGGAAATGCCTTTGTAAATTTGGATAGTGGAGCAGGCACTAATTATTTTCTGTCAGGATTGACAATAAAGCATAATAATGTGCTAAGATGGAGACTCTATAAGAACAACGATGCAGATGGAGATTTATTTTTACAAAGATATAATGCGTCAGGAGCATCACAGGATACACCTTTTATAGTTGATGGTTTGACTGGATATACACAACTTACAGGACTGATTACAGCAGATTTTCAAATGTTAGCTGTAGCTCCAATAGCTTTAGTAGAAGCACTTTCAGGTGATGCTATATATCAAATGAAAGTAGCAGACCCAGCATATTGGTCAATGGGAATAGATGATGATGATAGTAATAAATTTAAAATAGCAGCTTCCATCGCTTTAGAAACAGATACCGCTTTAGAGATTGATATTAGTACTTTGGTAGTTAAAGCTATTGCAGGAATGGATATGAATAGTCAAAAAATTACGAGTGTAGCAGATGGTGTAAGTGCAGGAGACGCAGTAAATAAAAGTCAATTAGCGGCAGCCAGTTTATTCACAGGAGATGGAAGTGATGGAGCATTGGATGTATTAGCAGGAACGACTACTCTGAATACCTATACAGAGCTATTGCAGTACTCTTCAATTAATATTGCATCAGGGGCAACTTTAGCTTTTGGTTCAAATTGGAATGGAAAACCATTAATTATAAAATGTCAAGGAGCTTGTATAATTAAAGGAACAGTAGATTTGGATGGATTAGGAG